ATCGTATCATACGATACCTTTTCGCGGACTACTCTATGTAGCCGGCGGGCATAATCTATTATTCCAGGCGTGAGCTTGACTACGTCTACGTCAGCCTCGTCGCCCTCTGCTGCCTGGTAAGTCACTTTCTCCTCCACAAGTATTTCAACTGGGGCCCAACGTTCAGTCGAGAGGCCTCCCGCCACTACATGCGTGTGTACGGCGATGAGCAACGCCTGGTAAGGGACTCTGTATATCGAAGCTAACCTTGATATTATGCTGTCAAGCAACCTCTTGTGACCCACGGCCGCTTGGGGACAACGCCGCGTTAACTCCTTAATACGTGTCACGGCAGCCTCAGCTGCGAGTGTGGCCCTGACCGGTTGTTGGCTCTCAACCCTCGAGTGTACTGCGGTCGCACAAGCACGGGTCGCGTACTGTGCCCCCAGACCATCACTTAATTCGAGCTTATGATCAACACGTAGAAACTCCCCAGTCGAGAACACATTACACTTAGTCGCTTGCGCGCGAGCGTTAATCCGCGCCATCCGGCTGTGTACTTGGACGACGGCCTTTGTCGTACGTACTGCTAAGAGTACATCATCACCGTTGTGTACAGAGTCCACTACCCCCGGAGCAGACAAGGCACCAGCTATATCCATATATATAAAATTGAGCGCGGTGTTAAGGAACGTAGTCAGTCTTGATCCAGACAACAATGTCCCATTGACAACATACGGAGAGCCATCACTCGGGATGACTTTGACGTCTAACAATGAATCAGCGACCCATTGGATCGCTTCAGCCTGTGCATCGCTCATCTGCCCTAAGAAAGTGTCTTTATAGGCAGTGATCACTGCCATCATGGACGCGGTTGAGTGCTGGGCATTGAAGTCATCAAAGTCATAACAACATGACTCACTGCTCTCCAGCATCATCTTGAGCCTCTTGTGAACTCGCTCAGCTTCTGCGTCCTCGCCAACTGGAAACCGGTGTTTGAAGACTTCTTCACAGTTGTATAGACCAAAATGTGCCACAGTCGCTGAGGTTAGATCCACCCCATAGATAGCGCGTTCTTTACCCCACTCATACTTTACAGACGGCCATGCTCTTACCTGTGGGGGCCGTGTGAAGAATGACTTGATGTGTTCTTTACTCATTGCGTTGAGAGTAACAAATTTCGTGCGGTGTCTGTAGTTTTCCCTCAGTATATACTGTTGATCTTCTTCATACTGTGAGTGGACACTGCCTGATGGTGACCATTCCCACCTCGCGGCAGTAAAATCATCAAGGCCCATTTTCTTGTATTGAAAGCCGTGCCGCGCCCCTGTCTTGAATATGCGCACGGCTGCATCATAGACGTCTCTCGGGTCTACGTCAATTACGTCTGGGTTAACACGGTGCTCTCTCTCCAATGACCAGTCAATCGTGCCGACACCCCTGTTAACAAGAGTCTGTAGTTCAAAAAGGTCCGTGAGGTCAACATAGTTTGCGTTTTGCAGCGCTTTCATCGGAGTAGAAGCTTTCTTCAGGTTGGACATGACTGTGTCGATGTCTCCAGTCCATACCCAGTCTGAAGTAGCGACCTGCATCGCTACCGGCAGCCT